TAGCCCAGCGGTGGCAGACCGAGATTCAGGCTTCACAGCAGGAGCTCTTGAAGTTTCACCAGGACGCGAACCGCATCACGCAGCGTTACCTGGACAAACGCGACGCCTACGCCAAGGACGAGAGCAAGGTCAACTTGTTCTGGTCCACGATGCAGGTTTTGCTCTCCATGCTGTACGCACGGCCACCCAAGGCCGACGTGGCGCGCTCATTCCAGGACTATGACGACGACGTGGCTCGCGTGGCCGGCACGATGCTGCAGCGAATGCTCAACCGTGCGTTCGATGACAGCACCTCAGCCTGGGATTCTGCTGTGCGTCAGGGCATTGAGGACTGGCTCGTTGTTGGTGAAGGCCAAATCTGGCTGCGCTACGAGGTCGAGACCGAGGACTACGAAGTCCCCGCGGTGTTTGACGAGCTTGGCCAGGAGCTGAGCCCTGCTGAGCAGGCCACACGCATCACCGACGAAGACGCGCCGGTCGATTACATCTACTGGGAAGACTTTTTCTGGTCTCCCGCACGCACCTGGAACGAGGTTCGCTGGGTTTCGCGTCGCGTTTACATGACGAAGGACCAGCTCACCGAGCGTTTTGGTCTCGAAATCGCCAACGTTGTGCCCCTGGGCAACTTCAGCAAAAAGGACCAGGTCAACGACCAGTCACCGAAGCACGATCCGTGGAACAAAGCCGAGGTCTTTGAGATTTGGTGCAAGGAAAAACGCAAGGTTTACTGGTACGCCAAGAGTTGCGACGTGATCTTGGACGTGAAAGACGATCCATTGCATTTGGACGGCTTTTTCCCCTGCCCCAAACCCCTGGCCGCGAACGTCACCTCGAGCAATTTCATGCCTCGAGCCGATTACATCTTTGCTCAGGACCAATTCAACGAGCTGGACGAGATCAACACCCGCATTACCTGGCTCACACGGGCCGCAAAGGTGGTTGGCGTGTACGACAAGGCTGCCGAGGGCATCCAGCGCGTGTTCAACCAAGGCTCAGAGAACCAACTCATCCCCGTGGACAACTGGGCGATGTTTGCTGAGAAGGGCGGCATCAAGGGTCAAGTCGATTGGATTCCAATCGATCAGGTGGTCAACGCCATCGACCACTTGCGCAACTACCGCCAAGACAAGGTCATGCAAATTTACGAGGTGCTGGGCATCTCCGACATCATGCGTGGCTCGAGCAAGGCCTCTGAGACCGCGGCGGCTCAGCAGATCAAGGCTCAGTTCGGCTCGACCCGCATTCAGCTGAAACAGTTCTACATCGCAGACTGGATCACGCAGGCTTTGCGCATCAAGGCCGAGATCATCTGCAAGCACTTCCAGCCTGAGACGATCATGCGCAAGTCCAACATCATGCGCACGCCTGACGCGCAGTTGGCCATGCAGGGCGTGCAGCTGTTGAAAGACGAGGAGATGAGCGAGTACCGGATCAACATCGAGGCCGACTCGATGGCCGCGCTCGACTGGGCTGCTGAGCGTGACGCTGCCGTGCAGTTCATGCAGGGCCTGGGCGCTTTCATCTCCCAGGTGGCCCCGATGGCTCAGCAAGTACCGGCAGCAGCTCCTGTGCTGATGTCATTGCTGCAGTGGAGCGTGAGTAAGTTCCGCGTCAGTACCGAGATCGAGTCTGTGCTCGACCAGGCTATTTCCTCGCTCAAGCAGCAGGGAATTCAGCCCCCGCAGCCTAACCCCTTGCAAGAAGCCACCGTGGCCGAGAAGCAAGCCGGCGCTGCCGAGCGTGCAGCCAAGGCCAAGAAGACCAACGTCGAGGCCGCTGGCCAGGAAATGCAGTTGCAGATGGCCCAGCGCGCCATGGGCATCATGCAGCCGCAGCCACAATTGCCGCCAGCTCAGCCCCAGATGCCGCAAGTCGGCGGCCCAATGCAGTGAGGTAACACATGACGAGAGCAGAAGAATTTGTGAGCAAAGCGTTGTTTGACCGTGACGCTGCGCACCTGGCGCACTGGAAGACCAAGAGCTTTGCCGAGCACAAGGCTCTAAACGAGTTCTACGACGAGCTGCTCGAGCTGATCGACGGCTTTGTTGAGCAGTACCAGGGCTACTACGGCAAGCGCATGAGCATCGAGCGCACCCCCGGCGACGTGGACAACATCCGCGACGAGATCGAGATGCGCGCTGAGTGGATCGAGCGCGTGCGCTACGAGATTTGCGACCGAGACGAGACACCGCTGCAGAACACGATCGATGAGGTCGTGCGCCTGTACCAGCACACCCAATACATGCTGACTTTGGAGTGAGGTGAAAGATGGCTGAGACGTACATCGAAGAAACCCCAGTCAAACGCCGTTGGGCTGCTGCCCTGGCTGATGCTTTGCGTGGAGCTCGCGACGTGGCCAACAACGCCGCAGTTCCCGATTCTGTGCCCATGGTTGGTGGCCTCAAGCTCGGTGACATGGTGCTGGGCAAGTCCCCCGAGGGTGCTGAGCGCCTGGCCTACGGCGAGCGCATGACCAGTGGCCAAGGCCAGACCTTGGCGATTCGTCCTGAGACGATGGACCTGGCCACATTGCTGCCGATCAACACCATCGCCAAAGCGCCCTCGATGGCCGCGAAGGGTGCAAACAGCGCAACGATCACCGCGCTGCGCACACCCAGGATCAAGCAGACCGTCGATGACGCGCAGCGCATTGCCTACCCAGGCATCTACAAGCGCCCCGACGAGCTCGCAGCCGAGGCCGCGTCTGCCGTGGCTCCTGAGAACCCCATGCTGCAGCGCCTCTTTGGCGTGACGCGTGACGACCTCTATGAGATCGCCAAAAATCGCCAGGGCAACATCGATCCCGTGCTGCCTGGCGCGGCTGCAAAGCCCAAGGGCAGCGCAGCAGCTGAAGGCGTGATGAACCGCCGCAACGAGAACCGAATTCTCAACGCCCTGGGCGAAGCTGAGCAGCACCCCGAGCTCTACAAAGGCATGGTCGGCTGGTACGTCATGGACCCCGCTTTCCAGCGCATGAAGGCGCTGGTCGGTGAGGAGGAAGCGATTAAGCGGTACAACAAGTTCAACGCATTGAGCGGCATGGCCTCGCCAGGCAGTGACGTGCTGACCGAGTTCAACCGCGGCTCGGCTGCCAACTGGCTGGCCAATGAGGGCCGGTTCGATGATTTTGTGAAGTACGCCGGCATGCCTGCAGCTGCTCGAGGTGAGCGGTTCCCCGACGACATGCGCGCCGTGATGGGCCACCCGTACCACAAGACGGCGCAGGCTCAGCCGATGCAGAAGTACATCAACGCCGGCGAGGTGGACATGCAGTCGCCCAAGGTCCCGATGTACATCCAGGCCAGCGGCGTGCCCGAGACCGGATTCCAGACAGCGATGCCCGTGGGTGATGCGCACTGGTCGCGTGCTGTGGGCCTTGGCGACACGCGCACCAACCAGGCCTACGGCGCAAGCGTCTCCACGCCTGAGATGTCGCAGCTTGCACCCTGGTGGCAGAAAAAGATTGCGGAGAAGGTTGGCCTCGAGTCAGTGCCCGCGCAGGCGCTCACCTGGGGCACGTTTGCACGTCAGACTGGTGTGGACACACCTATCGGCGCGCCCAAGCTGGAGCTGTTGGCGCAACAAATTGAGAAAGCCGCAAAGCGCATGAACGTGTCGCCTGAGACCGCCCGCGATCTGATCCTGACGGGCAAGGCACACGCCGGCCTGGTCGGCGCAAAGAGCAACGAGGACATGAGCCGCGCTGTCGTGAACGAAGCACGCTCGGCTGCCGTGTCTGCCCTGCGCAGGAAAAAGGAAACGAAGGAGGACGACGACAAATGAGTAGACGACGCTGGATTCAAGACCGCAAGACGGGTGAGCTCATCGAAGTCACCGCGGACTACACGCCCGAGATGCGCACCGACTCTGGTGCTCTCTGGGGCGACAGCAGCTACGACGGAATGAGAGCTCCCGACGGGACAGACATTTCCTCACGCACCAAGCACCGTGAGTACATGAAGGCTACGGGGCTGACAACGATGGACGATTTCAAAGATTCTTGGGCGAAAGCCAAAGAAAGCCGCGAGCGGTATATGACCGAAGGCGGCTCATTTAAGCGTGCCGACATAGAGCGCGCAATTTACAAACTTCAAAACGGACGTTAAACCATGGAACCCACGACATCACTGCGCGACGCTATTGAGTCCGCGATCGAAGACCCAGAAACCGCTCCAGCGGCTGCACCGGCTCCCGAGCCGGTCGAAGCTGCCGAACCGGCTGCTGAACCCACCGCTTCTTCTGCCGAACCAGCCGCAGCTCCCGAGGCTGCAGCTGCGACGCAAGACCTGAACACTCTTGCCGAAGACAAAGACAGCACCGAAAAGCCCCGCGATGAACAAGGAAAGTTCAAGCCGCGGGATGATGGTATGCAACCTGGTCCGAAATCTGGACCCAAGTCACAAAGCGAGCGCGCACCGGCATCCTGGAAACCCGAAGCTCGCGAGCACTGGGCCCAGCTGCCCGAAGGCGTCCGCGCCGAAGTGGCTCGCCGCGAGTCAGAGGTGGCTCGCACGTTGCAGGAATCAGCCGAGGCACGTAAGACGGCTGAGGCTGTGATGAAGACGATTGAGCCTTACCAGGCATTCATCAAAGCTGAGAACAGCAACCCGCTGCAGGCAATCGACAACCTGATGAGCACGGCTGCGCGCCTGCGCACCGGCACGGCTCCTGAGCTCGCGCAGCTTGTGGCCGGCATCGTCAGCCAGTACGGCACTGGCCGCTTTGGCAATGGGTTTATCGACATGCTGGACAGCGCCCTGGCCGGCCAGACCCCGCGCCAGGACCCACAGCAGCTCGCGATCGATCAGGTGCTCAATCAGCGCCTGGCTCCTGTGCAACAGATGCTGACGCAGTTCCAGCAGGCGCAGTACCAGCAACAGCAGCAGATCGCCCAGGCAGCCGAGACCGAGGTCACTACGTTCCTGGACAAGGCCGAGTTTGGCAACGACGTGCGCGAGGACATGGCCGACTTGCTCGAGGCAGCTCAGCGCAAGGGTCAGAACCTGAGCCTGGCCGATGCCTACAAGAAGGCCTGCCTGATGAACGACAACGTGCGTGCCGTGCTCACGCAGCGCATGCGGGCCAAAGGAGCTCAGAGCACCACGCAGGCCGCGCAGAAGGCGCGATCGACTGCGGTGCAGGTTTCCGGCTCCGCTCCGATGGGTGGACTCAAGCAAGACCCCACCGATGTGCGCACGGCCATTGAGGCTGCCATTGCGATGTCCTCAAGATGATTGCATAATCGCACCATGTCGAGAGTGATCTCGACTGGTGTGCCACAGCACCCCAGCCACCGCAAGCTCATAGGAGACGCCGCAAGGGTGTCCCACCTACGACAAAGTCGGACTGTGATCGGTTCGCGTAGGCGCATCTGAACCAAGTGGGCGCAAGCCTTTTTTGAACTCAGATGAGGATTTAATCATGAGCTTTCCAAATGTATCGGACATCGTCGCAACGACGATCCAGTCCCGCACTCGTCAGATTGCGGACAACGTAACCAAAAACAACGCCCTGTTGTCTCGCTTGAACCAGCGCGGCAACGTCAAGACCATCTCTGGCGGTAACGTAATTTTTGAAGAACTCTCCTTCGCTGAAAACGCGAACGGCGGCTTCTACTCTGGTTACGACTTGCTGCCTGTGGCTGCTCAAGACGTTATCAGCGCCGCTGAATTCCAGATCAAGCAGTACGCAGTTCCAGTCGTTATGAGCGGCTTGGAAATGTTGCAGAACAGTGGCAAAGAGCAGTTCATCGACTTGCTCGAGGCACGTTTGAACGTCGCTGAGAGCACGATGGTCAACCAGTTGGCCCAGTCCATCTACTCTGACGGTACTGGCTCTGGCGGTAAGGAAGTCACCGGCTTGAACGCCGCTGTTCCTTCTGACCCCACCACTGGCACTTACGGTGGCATCAACCGCGCTACCTGGACCTTCTGGCGCTCCAAGCTGTATGACTTCAGCGCACAGACCGTTACTCCCGGCAAGGACACCATCCAAGCTGGTTTGAACGCATTGTGGTCTTCGCTGGTCCGCGGTACTGATCGTCCTGACTTGATCGTTTTGGACAACAACTACTGGACTTACTACATGGGCAGCTTGCAGGCTCAGCAGCGTTTCACGTCTCCTGAGACTGGCAACTTGGGCTTCCCCACGTTGAAGTTCATGGATGCTGACGTTGTGCTCGACGGCGGTATTGGCGGCTATTGCCCTGCCAACACTGGCTTCATGTTGAACAGCAAGTACATCAAGTGGCGTCCTCACAAGGACCGCAACATGGTTCCCTTGTCACCCAACCGTCGCTACGCGATTAACCAGGATGCGGAAGTCCAAATCTTGGCATGGGCCGGTAACTTGACCACCTCTGGTGCTCAGTTCCAGGGTCGTATCCAAAACTAATTTTGGTGGGCCGTCGTGGGTCTCCCTTTCCCGAGGGACTGGGGAGACCCACAACCCCTCGGGTTTTTTAACGGAAGGAAATAAATCATGGCAGCAACTTATGGTGCAGCAGTATCTGCAGCAGCCCCAGCGGTCGTAGACACGAACGCTTCACAAGGCACTGGAGCCGTCTGT